GCCAGCAGCGCCGACCAGGGCGTCATCGATGAGCCTGGTGCGCAGGTCGGATTCAAAGCTCATTGCGATCGCACCGCAGTGAAGTCGATCTCACGGCGGCCGATCGGCGAGATGCCGACGATATCCCAGGTCTCGGTGCCGACGACGATCCGGTCCTTGAGGTTCACGGAACGGGTGAGGGCGGACGCCAGGACATTGAGCGTGACGGATTGCTGGCCCATCTCGGCCGCCGCCTGTCGCCGCTCCTGGCCTGTGCCGTAGAACATCGCGGCCCATGGCCGGGCGATCTGCGACCAGGTCGAGATCTCCTCGCCGTAATCGTCTTGGGCGACTGTGGCGCGCTCGATCGAGATCCGCGTCGTGCGCTTGGTAACCTTCGTCACAGCCAGATCCGATCGTTCACGAGCAGATGGTCGATGTCGGCCGAGCCGTCCTCGAACAGTGCGCGCAGCTTCAGGAGGATCGCTAGGCGCACGGCCGGGGGAATGTCGTCGCCGTCATCTCCGTAGCCGACGGTGGCGCGAACGGTGACCGTGCCGGCCGAGGCGGAGCGTGGCCAGCTGAACCCAGAAGCAGGACGCAAGCCCCACTCCAGCTCAGCGCCTACCAGCTCGTACGACTCAGCCGGCACAGTCTGGACGATCCCTTCCCGGTCGAGATACGAGACCTCGTCGACAGAAATGATCGGTCCTACCTTGAAAAGCGCCAGATCATCGAAGCCGTCAGCGCGAAGCTCTACCACTTGCGCGATCAGGCGGGTGCTGGTCACCCCTTCGACGTGCCCGCGCGCGCCCGCGACTTGCATGCTGATCTCGACGTCAAAGTCGGTGTCCGCCTCGTCGACGCGCAGAAACTGCTTCGCCTGCTCGAGCGTCACTGGCTCGTCCGCTGGTGGCGTCACGAGGACGGGTGACCGCCACATCGTCAGGCCTGCGAGCCGGCTGTCTTGGAGGAGGCCTTCCCGTTGCTCGGTTTCGCTGCCGCAGGACTGGCGGGAGCAGGAGCAGGAGCAGGAGCAGGCGCTGCCGGGCCGGTGGCGTCGGGTTCCAGTGGTTTGGCGTCGGTAGGAAGGGACGCCTTAGCCTCGGCAAGCTCAGCCTCGAGGCGTGTTATGCGCTCGGCAGTCGTCTCTTCGATCGGCGCCGGCGTGATTGCGGTTTCGGTTACGCGCTCCGCGAATTTGGCGTCGATCAAGCGCTGTGCTTCCCCGTCGTCGGCGAAATCCTTGGTATCGCCCGGCGCGAGCGAAAACTGCGGACCCGACAAGCCCGTTTTCATTCTGATTTTCATGATGGGTACTCCAACTGCCTTGCCGCGACACCGGTCGAGCCGGCGCCGGGGAAAGGCCTGGGCGGAGCAGGTGCTCCGCCCAGATTCGTCAACCGAGCTTCAGGTGCTTGATCGCGTTCGCATCGGCGAGTTCGCCATCGAGGCGCATAAGACCGGCGATGCCGAGATCCGGCCAAAAGCGCTCGCGAAGCACGCCAATCACCGGGGAGCCGACCTTGCGGACGAAGTACTTGCTGTGGTCGCCGAAGATCACTGCGCGATTGCCTGTGGCGATCTCAGGGACGTCATCGTTGACCGAGTAAGGCTTGCCGAGAAGCAGATCGGGCACGCCGGTTTGCACGTCACCCTGCTTCCAGAGGTAGTTGCCCTGGCCGTCCTTCAGCTTGCGGATCGCCTGCAGCGTGGTGTCGGCGAACTGCCAGCGGCATTTCGGACTGCGACGGTAAGGCGCGCGCACCGAATGCTGCAGATCGATAAGCTCGTCTGCGGCAAGTGCAGTAGCGCTGGCGGCAGTCTTGCCGAGGCTGGAGACCGTCACGATGCCGTGGGGAGCGTCGTTGCCGGTGCCGATCGTCAGCTGGGCGTTGCCGAGACGGGCAAGGCGCTCGCCGAGCAGCGATGCCAGCAGAAGCTCCATGTCGAAAATAGAGTCGGCATCGAGTTCCCAGCTCCAGCGAATGAATTCGGTGTCGAAGCCATAGGCGCCGAGGACAGCGCGGCCGATGACCGCGTCCTTGCCGCCATCATCCGTGAGCGGCGTGCCCTCGCTGTGGGCCCCAGCGGTGCTGCCGGTGTCGTCGACGGTCGGAAGGTTCATGGGGTTACCGCTGGGCGTGGTAATCACGCGTGCGACATCGGTGTCGAACATCGGTCCCCAGTCCTTCATGACCTTGACGATTTCGGCCATGAGGGTGGTCGGCACGGTGTAGCCGCCCGCTGCGTTGGATGCGACGGTCTGTACGCGCTGTTCGAATGCGGCCACTCCTTGGCGAAGAACGGCACGTTCCTCCGGTTCGAGATCGGACGGTGCGACGCCGCAGATCACCTTGGCGAAGACCGAGCGATACTCGATCTTGTCGTCGTCGCCGGTGTCTAGGCCACGCGCTTCGGTGTTGGGGCCGATCGGACGATTGCGCTCGCGGCGCTCCGTGGCGGCGCCTTCGATGCGGGCCATGCGCTCTTCGCGCTTGATGGAGCCTTCGAGCTGGTCGAACTCCGCCATGATGGCGTCGTGGCGATCCTCGAGTTCCTTGGTTCGGGCCTCGTCGGTATTCTTCTTGATTTCCTCGAGGGCGGCGCGGGCATCTGCGACCAGCTTTTCCCGCTTCTCCTGCATTTCCTTCAGGGTCATTCGTGCACTCCTGGGCATGAAAAAGCCCGCCGGAGAGCCGGCGGGCGAAAAAGGGCGAAGCGGGACGCATTCGCCTCCTCGGGCTGATGCCCGGTGTTTCGGTTATCGGATGCCGCGTTCGAGCTGCGCCTGGCGGGCGCGGCGGGCTGAAATCCGGCCGAGCGCTCCGGCCTGATTGTGCTCGCGGCGCTCGTTTCGAACGTGCTCAAGTGACCGGAGACCGATTTCCGTGTCCGGATAGGCCGGAAAGGCCGTAATCGTGACTTCGTAGAGTTCGACCTCGCGGATAGTGCGGAGCGGCGGATCTACAGTCTCGTCCCATTCCTGCTTTCGGGTCACGAAGCCGAAAGACATGCCGTTGACGTCTCCGCGTTCGATCAGAACAGCTAGGTCGCGCCCGTCGGTTGTGTCGGGCAAGTCAATCTCAACCGCCAACCCCTTGTCATCTTCCTGGAGCCGGAGAGTTCCTGCCGACGAGCGGCCAACCACCCGGTCGGTGCGGTGACTGTAGAGCGCGAGAACGTCGGCAGTCTTGAGGGTCTCGGTGAATGCGCCTGGGGCGATCTGCTCGCGCCAGTACCCGCCGATATCCGTCTCGCTGTTGAAAATGGCAGCGTAGCCGCGAACGGTTCGGCCATTTCCGTCGCCATGCGCAACAGTACGGACTTCAATCGGCAGCGTGATCGCGCGCTGCTCGCGCCCGTCACTCTTCGGTGCCGGCATCGGTCTCTTCCTTTTTGGTGGTGTCGGCGGAGGTGTCGCCGTCCGACGAAGTGGAAAGCACAGTCCCCAGGGGCACAGTCGCGCCTTGAACGTAAAGCTGGTTCCCGTTCGCCAGCGGCGGACGCTCTTCTAGCCCTCGGGCTTCGTTCGGAGTGATCTGGCCGGTTTGGATGCCGCGCGCGAGGCCTTCAATTCGACTCTTGAAGTCGCCGCGCTGGAGACCTTCCAGATTGTGCCGGACCCAGCGGCTGCGCCGGCGCTGGCCAAATAGTTTCAGATTGAGCTCATCTTCGAACTGCTTGGCTCGATGGCTGATCAGGTGCTTCACAAGCTGCAAATCCTGCTGCTCGGTGTTGCTGAACGTGCCCTTCGAAAGATCCTGCAGGAAGACCGGCGGAAGTTGCCAGATCCTTGCAACCTCCTGGATCTGAAAGAGGCGGGCCTCCGTCATCTGGCCCTTGGCCGGATCGATCCCGATAGCCTTCAGTGCATGACCTGGCGGCATTCCGAAGAACGGGGTGTTCGCCTTTTTCGCCATGTCGATCGCGCGCTGAATGTCCGCTTGGGCCCGATTAAAGGCGTCCGCACCTTGCGGCAGTGGACCTTCGAGAGCCAGTGGCGGTACACCGCCGCCGGCGAAGAAGGTTCCGGCAAAATCGTTCATCGCGATTGCCAGTGCGATCGCTTTCCGGCCCTTAGCGATGGGGCCGTAGGCATCAATTTGGTTCGCTTTCAGCATGAAAGGCAAGTCGATCACATCAGCGGCCGGGTACTCGCGGCCGTCGAACTGATAGACCTTCCGTCCGCCGATGCGGGCAATGGTGGTGTATGTCGGATCCATGGGCCATAAGCCCATCACCCGGCCCCCGGCGCGTTCGATCCAGGTCATGCCGCGACCGCCGGTGAAAACCTGCTGCCAGGTATATTTGCGCCAGTCGAAGCTGCTCCATTCGGCGTTTGGAGCCTCATTCAGCAACATGGCGAGTTCGCCATCGTCCTTTGCAGCGTCCGCTTCCGTTTTCCGAAAGGCGTGCAGCGGGAGGCTGGCGAGCGTAGCGGAGAGGAAGTTGACCGCGTCGAAGACGGCAGGGACTTCGAGAGCGCTTTCGATCGTGACGGGTGGCAGCGCGCCACGGGCATCGAGCAGGCCGAAATAGGCGAGCAGATCACCAGCGCTGGCGCTGACGGGTATGGCCGGGTTTAAGAGCGGCATCGATGCTCGTTCTTCCCGGCCGAAGAAGCGGCTTAGAACGCCCATCAGCTTGGTACCATCGTGTAGTTGGGATCATCCCAGGGTGAGGCTGGCACTTCGTCGGGTTCCTTCCCGCCCATAGCGACGCCTAGCGCGCTCATCAGCGCGACCGGGTTGTCGATCTTGAGGTGAGCCTGCCCCTCCGGCTTGTTGGGGTAGACGTTGTCTTTCTTGTCGGGAGCGCCGACCACGTTGGAGATTTCCCACTCCATCACCGCGTCGCCGCCATGAATAATCCGCTGGGATCGCATGAGCGCGTCCAGTTCCTTCATCGGCTCGCTGAAGTTCAGTACGACCGGCCGGTACTCGATGACGGGCACACCCTTCTTCTGCAGCCGGGTGGACAGCTGCGTCGCCTGAAACGGATCGTACGGCACATGCTCGACCTGGAAGCAGCTGCTTGCCTCTTCGATCGCCAGCTCGATCTCGTCGTAATCGACGATGTTGCCCTCGGTGACGTCCAGTAGGCCCTGTGCGTCCCAGCCCTGGTATGCAGCTACGTCCGCGACGGTGTCCGCCGGAAGAAAGTACCGGCCGATCCGAACGTACGGATCATCGGCCGTGGCTTTCTCGCCTAGCGGCAGGAAGAGGTACTCCAGCGCCGCGATGTCGATCTTCGAGGCGAGGTCCAGTCCAAGGATGACACGGCGCCCTTGAAGCCAATCCAGCTTCAGGGCTTCGCGAGGATCCGCCGGGATTTCCGGCCGAGCGCATTTGCGCCAGGCTTCGACGTCGTAATACGCCGCCTTCGCCGAGACCCACAGGTTGAGGTGCTTCGTCTTGAAGACACCGGCCTTGCGCGGGGTGGCGATTGCGTCGCGCTGGCGGGCCTTCAGGAAGTCGCCAGAGACGGAGATGTCGTAGTTCGGGTTCGCCTTGCGCAGGGCGGTCTCGGACTTCCAATCGTCTTCCTGGTCGATCGTGTACTCGACGAAAAAGGTTTCGTCGTCGAGAGGCGCCCCGCCGTTGTGGCCGATGCCGGCGAGCTTCTTACGCTCGTCCTGGATGGACGCGTAGCAAGGGCCTGCCAGGTTGTCGCCAGCGGTGGTTATGAGCACCTGGAGCGGTTGATCGCGCGCGCCCATACCGGTCTGCATGGTGTCGACCTGGCCGTCGTCGGCATGCTCGTGATATTCATCGTGGATCGAGCAGCTGGGCGATTGCCCGTCGCCTGGATCCCC